AGTTCCAAACCCAAAATCTCCATCAGCAGTAATACCTAAAGCTTTTTGCATTTTAGCAACGTCATCACCTTTCATACCTTTACGTAAAGTACGAGATTTTGTTGATGCAGATTTCTTTGCCGCTTTTGGCGCTGGAACCTTGCCACCAAGAATAGCTAATGCTTCTTCCCAACGACGTGTACGATCTTCTAAACCAATTGTACCACCATTTATCTTTTTTGTCAATCCTTTAATGTCGCCTTTATCGGCCCATTTGTCTAGCTTGTTTGTTGCCCAGAACCAGCAGGCTGACTCGAGAGCTCCTCGTTCGGTTGCAACGTAGTCTGCTGCTTCTTCTGCTGACATTCCGACTGATTTTCCAAACGCTGTATAATTGTTTCGACCTGTAAGTTGCTTAATGCCACGGCCCCGAAATCTCCACCCATCACCGGCAGTGGTGTTGCCCATAGCGCCTCGTTTGCTGCGGTATTCATCTTGGTAAACATAGTTCGCAATTTTTTCAGGATTTCTCGCGTATTCTTTAGCATCTCGTTTGCCCTTTCCGAAATAACGACCAAACACTCCGTTTAACGCTTTTTCGCTGTAGTTTAAATTTTCTTCAAGTCTCGTAAAGTCTAAAGACTCATGAGCGCATTGAGCCATGAAACCTGCTAATCGGTTTGTTGTATTAATTTCGTATTTTTCAAACATAGGAACTGCTGATTCATACCAAGACTCAGAGTCCTTATTCTTTGGGATCATTGCGCTAAATTGTTCTAATGTAATCATAAGGTTTCTCCATTAATAATATTTCTCAGTGTTTTACGCTTTTTAGTTTTATTCTTGGACGTCCATTTCTTTTGAGCTGCTTTTGACATGGCAGTACCATCCATACCTGCGATATTTCCATCTCCGACGTTATTAACCGGCGTGTCTTCTTTTAATCTATCCATAATCCAATCTTTAGCGTTGGCTTTACCATACTCGGTGGTTTCCCACTCCCAACTATCTCTACGTTTATCCCAAACCATAACTTTCCATTCGCCTTTATGGCGTTCGTTACTATCTAAAGATTTTTCGATTTGATATTTCTTACCACCAATGGTAGCTTGTATTTCGCCATTAGGTCCAGCTCTTTTCCAACGCGGAGTAGCGGCTTCTTCTAATGATTCATCAACCGCCAACTTGGCAGCAATTGCCATTTGACGTCGTTTTTCTTTTGACTTGCCTTTAAACTGTGGTGCGTCTGATTTGTAGAAATCGTCAATCCAATCTCCCATATCATCAGATGCTTTTAGCTTTTCTAAAAAAAGTTCAGCCTTTTCATTTAAACCATTGACATCTTCTGCAAGTGTGGTATAATGAGTATATCTACTATAAAATAATTGTATTGATTCATCTAATTGTTTATCAGACAATTCTTCTGTAAGAGTAGATTCATCAGTAAAATGTTTGTATTCTTTAATGAGAAATAACGCAGCAGCATATGATGCAAATCGAGAACTGCCGCCAGGAACTTTAGCTAATAACTTTTTAAGGTTGGCGACCATTCTATCAAAGACACCCCACGCTTTACGCTGAGCTGCCTTAGTAAAATCTTTTGATTTAATTAAGACCTTACCTTTTTCATCAATGATGCCGAGTTTATATGCTTCCCATTTATTAAATGGAGTAGCAAGACGACGAATGAATTGGTATACTAAAAATAAATCAACGATCATAAGATCATATTCCTTTAAGTTTTTCTTCTATAACTGAATCAGCTATAATATTGTCTTTACCTATTATACGATCTTCATATATTATTTCTATAGGCATATAGTTTAAGTATTCAACAAACGGCTTAATGTATTCATGATATTCTTCGAGTTTCATGAATAGCATATGTGTTGCTTCAGGCCCAAACATATTATAGATAATTATCAAGTGGTTTAGAATCAACCTTTCTTTTAATTCATTATCTTGTCTGTATCTTCCAAATAATTTGCGTAAATATTGAAACCTTTTCAGGTCTTCCTCAAATTCTGATACGTCGGAACATTGAGGATTGTCATAATATTTAGATGCAAATAACAGAAAGGTTGATTCTGTCAATTTCATATTATATTTTCTTTGCTTTTATGAGTCAGCTGCGATTGCGTCTTCAACTGCTGTATCACCGGTAACACCTAAGTCGCCAGCATCACCCGCGGATACCTTCATTGGTACTAAGCATTCTGCGTAGTGACGTCCACCGGCAGTATGATACAACCACCAACCTGGTCCTTTTAAACCTTTTGCGCGGTTTGCGGCAATACCTGCCTCTGTAACGTCAACGAATACCGCGTTATCGCGATCGTTTGATTTGTTTGTATTTGCTGCGGCATCTTCCAACCATTTTGGTACGGATGCTAATGCGTCAGTTTTTCCCCAAAGTGCCATTTTTTTATATCTCCTTATTTGGGTTTCTTGATTTATTTATCTTCTGATAAGCGAGCTTCTTGCTCTTCTTTCATAGCCTTTTTAATAGCTTTACGGCGTTTGTGAAGATACTCGTCTGAACTGTCAACGTCTCCGTCGTTATCAATATCATCGTCGGCTTGACCAACCGGATCCATTTTCTTTTCTTCAAGATCTTCTAACGCGTCCAATAGCTTTGATTTAAATGATGATGCAAAATCCATTTTTTTATTCCTTTATTGCAAATTAAGGGTTAGTTTGTTGTCTAGCTTTTCTGAAATCTTTGCGAGCAGTTCTTAAACTAGCTCTAGCAGTTTGAAGCTTTTGACGAGTCTTTGTGGCTCGTTTCAATTCTTTTTTCTTTTTCTCAATAGAATCAATTTTTGCTTGTCTTGCATCGTTACGGCCGGCACGCGAAACTCTAAGGTTTCCTTGTTTATTAACAAGACCTCGGCGTATACCTTTGGCCGCGAGCTTTGCAGCACCGCCAAGTACCTTACCAATGATTTCATTTAACTCTTCTTCAGTCAAATCATCGGGGTTGATATTTTCTTCATGCATATGCTCCCATACGAGTGCAAGGTGCATCTCGTGCTCAGTCATATGTGATTTAAACGTTTTCATTTATTATTATCCTTAATTTGCTTTTTCCAGGTATTATCCTGTGATAAACCATTTTAGGTATTTCTATCGTATCACGTTTATTTATAACAGTAGGCAGTTCATCATCAAATTGTATTTTCCAACCATCACCATCTAATACTGTAAATATTCTATCGTTTTTATCCCTATGCCAAACATAATCATCGGCGGCGGTATTATAAGGGTTAAATATTCTTATCCATTGGTTATCTGTCAAATGTTCATCATAATATGGTTTTACCAAAAGAACGAACCTCCATTTTTTAATCCTAATTCATTTGCATATCGAGGTAAACGGCAAGACCAATACCCAGCTTTAGTCTTATCGTTTTTTAAATGACATTGGTGGCGAGCTGCGAAAGACTTGCGTGCCTCTTTATCATCAAAGTTTACGGCCAATCCGGACGTATCCCCGAAGGTTACTTTTTTGACTTTATCCCCATCTTTCACATACACATAGAACTTTTTGGGACCACCTCTTTGTGGCTTATTGAGCTCAACATCCTTTTCTTCCCCTTCCATCATGGGAATATCAAGTGGAACTCGCCGTTCTTCGTAAATATCGTGTTCACCTATATCTGTTTCTAATAGGTCTTTATCGAAATAATTAGATGGGTTAATGATACCTTCTTTGAATAACTTACGTGCTTCAATAAAAAATTCGTAAAACGATTTGCTGTGTGGTCTATATATACACTCTGCAAGTGGTATTTCGTTTTCTAAATGGTATATTATACCTTCGTGTAAGTTATGCTTTGCAAAGGTTTTCATACTCTATCTTCCTTACTATCTAAAAATCTTGTTCTGAATAACGCTGCATCTCGAGCTGTTTGGAAATATATGGAATGTTCATGAAAATCAGTCCACTTTTTAAATTTCCATCTGTAATCTTCAAGATGATATTCTAACCATTTAATAGCACCATGTTTTCTGCTGCTATGTATTGTAACTTGTTCTCGATCTTCAGATTTCATCCATTCGGCAATAACTGCTAAATGTTGTTCTGACTTTGGTCCCTTATTCATCAGTTATCCTCCAAACTCGTGACCTGCGACTCTGCGCATTTGTTTATTAAATTCTGCCTGTGATGGCTTTTCTTTATATAGTTTAATTGAAATCTCAGGTCTATCTTTACCTTTAATTCTCCAATTTTTTCCGTCGTCTTTATGCTCAGGTTTAGTAGTTTTAACAACACGGCGCTTATAACCTGCTTCCCATGTTTCTGAACCTTCGCAAAACTGTTTAAAACTTTTCATGTTATCCTACCTTTGGAACGCAATTAGGAACCATCTTGTTCCCTTTCTTTTTCATACCAACTTGCTTATGAGTATCCCAACAAGCTTCTTGCTGACTGTCTTCTTTACTGTCTTGAGACTTCATATAATCTCTCGCAGTGTCAATATAATCAGTGGCTTTAGTAATTTTTGATTGAACCCACTCTGGCATGTTTTCATCGTCAGATAACATATCATGCAATTGTTGTGCTGCATCAATCATGGTTTTCAATTGGCCTTTAGCCATTCCACCTTCGTTATCATATTCGTCTTTATGCTCTATAAACGTTTTAAAATTTTTCATTTCATTAACTTCTTTATTGCTGCCAAGGCTTTCTTGCCGTGTGGGTGGTTTGGATTAATGCCTACAGGCTCTCCATTTACAAGTTCAGATACATTAACCGATTTACGTAAAGCTGCAATTGCTTTGTGTAAAGGATCTTTTGGGTCAAACTTAGTTTCAAAGTTAGATTTGCCACGCACTTCAACCCAAGACTTTTCCTTAGAATCTTGTATCTTTAATACGTCTTCGGTCTTACCCCTAATGAGTTTAAGTTTAAGACCTTCAGAAATATATTGCTTAAAGGGTATCACTTTTTAGCTTTCTTTTTAGCTACAATCTTTTTAGCCATTCTATATGCGCCTTTAGCTGCAGCCTTTGCTCCTTGAGCAACCATAGGAGCGGCTAATGCTGCGCCTACGACTTCAGGTGGAATACTTTCCATTGGAGTATCTTTTTTGTATTTTTTAGTAAGCTCATTAGTACCTTGCTCACCGGCTCCACACGACGCTTCATCAACCTCTTTGCGTTTGACTTTGTCTTTATATTTTGGTTTTGGATTATCATCCATTTCGCCTGCTTCTTTTTTACGCGCCATTGCAGCTGCCGCGTATTTAGCTAGGTTTTCTTTTTCATCTTCGTCAATAGTTGGTTTAGTATCAACAGATTTTTTTGAGCTTTCTCCGTAACCGTAACCAGCTTTAAGACCACCCATCATACCACCATATGTTTTCTTCGTGGCGGATTTAGCGTTCATTGAAGGACGTTGTTTGCCGCTTGCTTTACGCTCACGTTCTTTATCCTTTTTGATTTCTTCAGGTGTTGCTGGTCTATACTTTTCTAAAAACACCGCAGCTTGCTCATCAAGAGTTGATTCTCCGCGTAATGCTTTAGCTGTTTTGTTAGTAGCATTACGATCAGCCATTTTCAAACCTTTTTCACGCTTAGCACGAGTTTTAAGATCTGCTGAATGGTCACCTTTACGAAGGATTTTTGCTACCGCAGAATTAGTGGCTTTGTCTTTACTTGCTTTAGCTTTATTTCTATAGCTGTTCATAGCCTTTGGTGTGTCTAAAACTTCATCGACCTGTTCTACTTCTTCCTTACGAACTTTTGCAGCAAGGTCTTTATCAGCCTTACCCCATGTACCAGATGATTTAGTAATAAATGAATTTACTCGAGCATGTCCCCATTGCTCAGGAGTTGTGCCTGGGCGGTGACCTGTACGCCATGCCGCCACGCCACGGTTATAAACCTTACGTAAAATACCGGCAGGCATACCTGATTTCGCTGCTTTATCTTTTAGAGATTTGCCAGCTTTATCTTCAGACATATAACCTTCGGTCGCTTCGTATAGTTCTGCAATGTCTTCAATATCAAACTCGTTTGATTCTTTAACATCTTTTGGTCTATACATTTTAAAGCGTTTATCAAATTTTACTTTTCCGTTTGCAGCATATAACATATGTGGTCTTTTTGAAATTCGTTGTCCCCACAAACCTTCGTCGAGACCTTCAACTAATTCTTCCCAAACCAAATCTTCTGTAAATCCCATAGCTCTTGCCTTCTTTGTAAATTTTGACTCTTTAGTTTTTGCTTCTTTATCACCAGGAGCTGGTTTGTATGCCGCAGGGTTATCGTCAGACATCTTTGCACCTTTTTCAAAATGAGCAGCGCGAGCATCTTTCTTATCTTTATCTACACCTTTATAATAACCTTTTGGTTGAGAACCTGGGCGATCTGCCACGTCACTATCTTGTGGCTTTGTCATTTTTTCCATGAACATTGTAAACTGTTCGTCGAGATCAACTTCTTCTGATTTTGACCGCGCAGACTTAAGTCTTTCCTGTTCTTTCTTTTTAACCATCGGTATCATTTTACGTGCAAGTCTATCAATCCTTGCTGGTGGAATTTTTTCCATGCGTTTATCAATACGTTCTTTTTCGGCATATGATAAGCTTGCATATTTTTTAGGTTTTGCAAGTCTATCTTTAATCATATTCCTTGCAGACTTTTGCGCTCTTTGTTTAATCTTTTTCATATCAGCCTTTTTACGCTTGGCGCGTTCTTGGCCACGTTTGATTTTAGCACGAGCCTTTCTCATAGCGCGGGCCTTTTTAAATCGTTGAACTCTATTCAGAGCTTCATCCATTTCTACATCGTTTTCTTCTGTCATTTGAGTGCCCTTATTTACTAACGCTGCAATTTCCTTGGCGTCACCTTTTAATTTTTTCGGTAAGTTTGCAGTAAATTTTTTCATGTCTGTCTTAGCGTATCCACGCATTTTAGTACCTGAGATTCCTGATACATCATCGGCATCCGCATCTCTTTGGCCAGCTGATACGATTTTAAGTTCACTGAATTTATATTCTTTTCCATTGTACTTATTTAATGTATTGTTAAACTCTTTGACTCTATCAGATCCAGCCACCAATACAACTCTATCAAACTGCTTATCAAGGAGTTTAAGTAATTGTATGATAGTTTTTGCTGGAGATTTCTTAACAATGGGACCAAAAGCTTTTTGAGCAAATTTGATTTTATCATCATATGCTAATGGATCTTTATTAACCGCACCTTTGCCGGTTTTAGTTTTTGCTCCTTGGGTATGTGATAAGTAAATTTGTGGAGTACCTTTTTCGGTCTTAGCCACATCAACAACTTTTTTAACGAGCATTTCGTGACCTGCAGACATAGGATTCATACGGCCCCATGCAATAACTACAGTTCCGCCATTCTTTTTAGCTTCATCAATAGTAGGTTCAATATCAATGTATTTGGTAGAGTCGAACTCTTTATAACCTACTATTTTTTTGTCTTTCTTTTTTTCTTTATCAGCCATTTTGCCCTCAAGATAAAAACTATTCCCAATATTTATAAGATTGGGTAACCCAACCGTTTCATAAGATCTTCGCCCATAATTTTAGGAACCATATCTATAAACCTTTGTTCCAATTGTGTAGGAACACTTTTATCGTAATACGCTATTCGATCTTTGGTCATAGGTAATGAAGAGCCTGAGTGCATTGCCCAAACATACTCTGGGAATTGATATTCAGGCCAATTAAACTTTTTCCACATTCCATCAAAAATGTTTTCGCGTAAATCTTTATGTAATAAATCTTCCCACTTAATAAGCAAAGTTGTTTCAGGATTTTCGTCATGATACTTTAGCCAAGTATTAAACCAATGTTTATAGCATCTTAGCATTTGGTCAGGAAAGCAAGTACCGTTGTCATCAACATCAATTCTAGTTTTGTTTCTTTCCCATTGGTTTTGTGTTTCGTATACTTTTCCGTATGTTTGTTGCCACCCGCCGTTTGAGGCGCCTCTTCTATACAACATGGACTCAAGCCAAGTATATGGATTTTTGTGGTTTAAAACTACAGGTAAACCCGGGCGTAAAAGTTTTGGCACGTTAAGCTCATGTTTCCATGTTAATACATCTGCGTTAGGTGGTTTAACTGTATGCGGTGTAAGATCATTTGCTTTATTGAATTTAAAGTTATCACGGATCATTCTATCAATAATAGTTGTCCCTGTCCTTTGTAATCCAAACTGATAATACGCATAATACTTATGATCTTTCATAATATATTTTGCGCCGTCTTTTTCAATTTCAATTTCGTGGTCTAACATTTTTTGGCTGCCTCCGTGTATTCACCTGTAAAATGCTCCTTAAACGAAGGTAGCAATTCTTTAGTATTATTGTGGGTTGCTGATACTCCCCATATTGTAGATTTCCGTAACGCTCCCATACCAGCAATAGGATCAGTAATACACATTTTTGTTTTCGTATATCCTACTCGCGTATGCATAAAGTGTCTATTATCAATAGCTTCAGATACTCCGTCTTTTTCTATCTCATCAACTAAAGTTTGAGCCATAACATGGGTAAGAGCATACGCGTGAGATCCTGGGTGGAATTGGACATCAACCAATCTCTTTGGTGGCCCTGCAGTTTGATAGTCATACTTATCCCAATTATAATACTTATATCCTAGCGCAACAATTCTATCGTCAGGAATATCCAAATTAAGCGGATGCAGCATAATACCGTCATGTTCTAATATAATAACGCACTCTTTGTTTTCAGAAATACGTTTCCATAAATGAGCATGACTTGCAGTACAACCTGCAGCACCACTATCCATAACTTTAAATTTAGGAACATTAACACCTGCAGTATTTTTAAAGTTTTTCCAAAGATCTTTTTGATTGGTTGGCTTATAGCCTTTATAATATTCCCAC